TTCTCAACAATGTTCTTTAACTGCTCACACCCGTCACCCGCTATTGTCTTTAGCATGATGGTCTTAAACCGACTCACAAAATTACCGGATATTGCTGCGGTCAACGGATCAAGCGTACGTGGCGTGTAGTCTCTCTTAACTACACTCTCGCCTACTAAACTTTTAAACGCCGCAAACGTAACTGGTGGCGGTACATCACCTATAAGCGTGACTTCTTTAGCCGGATTGTCTTTGTAGTTATGCGTACCCAGTACTCGTAACACTCGTGCAGCATCAGCCGGTACAGCAGTATCAATGTGCATGCCATGTTCGCCGCACAATTCTTTAAAACGTTCAGCAACAGGTTTCCATATCTCACGTAAGACAGGCTCTGTAAGCGTCCAATACACATGCAACCCACGACCTGAATTAACGATCAGTGGTTTGGGTAACGTCAGTGCTTTACAAAAAGTACGTAGTGCTTTTAGCCCATCTAGTTGTGTTGCGTAGGGCTTGTTTGCACCGCAATCAATATCAAGAAAGAAAGACTTAATTTGTTTTACGTTAAACGCTGCGCGTGTCTTATTAGTCTCAAATCTAGCTAATGCAAAGAACGCATTAACTCCTGTCTCATCAAGGTCAATCGCCTTTTTTACAGCTTCATCAACGGTTGTAAAAAATCTTTGTTCCGGTTTCTCATCGGGGTCAGTCAGGTCTTCGGGATTCTTAATTCCTATTACGCAATAGTAACCGTCGTCGCCTAGTACCGCCCCCAAGAATTCTCTTGCATCCATAGTTGCCCCTGCACTGCGTGAAGAAAAAGGTGGGTACTAACGGGCATGACTCCGTGTTCCCCAAACAACTAAGTTACTTAGTCGTCCCAATCGCCAACAAGGTCAGCAAGATCAGCCTTCTCTTCTGCGGGGGCAGCGGACTTCTTCACAACTTTCTTAGGCTCGGGGATTGGCTCTTCAGCCTGAGCTTCAGGTGTAGCGGCTACAGCAGCGGCAGCAACTACGGGTGCAGCAATTGCGGCGGCTTTCGCGGCTGCTTTCGGTGCAGGTTTCTCAAACAACTCGTCGGGCGTACCGCCAACTTTCGGTGCAGGAATCACACCGTCCATCTGTGACACGTTAAGCGTTACTGCTTTGACCGAATCCTCGTGGGTACGCATCTCCAATGCTACCGCAATCTCGTCATCGTTCAATGCACGAACAGGTTTGAATACCAACTTAGGCGTTGGGCTTGCCGTATCAAAGCGCATCTCAGTCACGATACCGATTGCGTTAGTGCTGTGCGCTGCCAAGTGGCGACCATAGGCTTGCAAGGGCATCTTGCCGTTGTCGGGATCACCAAAGATTGACGTAGCAGGGAGCGTCAACTGATACACTTCGCGCTTCTCAATCTCGCCATCGAGCAGCACAGCCACACGTTGTTGGAATCGGCAAGCACGACCTTCGCCTTGACCCGAACCTTTAATGTTCTGCTTGCAATCCAAACAGCGTGGCGACTGACGCTGATCCTGTGGTACAGCAGGGTCAGGAGTGCGGGTGTCAGATGACCAACACATAGGCTTAGTTGTCTCACCTTCGACGTAGCTTCCGGCGAAGTACATGCGCGAGATTCCCGCAGCGTTAATCAGCACCACATTCATCGCACGGTCTTCGTTTACACGATGCTCTTTACCGTTAATCAACTCACGAAACACGCCGCCTTTAATTGACAAGCGACGATTGGAACCCGCATTGCCGTTACCCGCTAAGGTAGTGGTCAGGTTATTCTCAACACCGGCTAAAAGGGCAGACTGCTTACCACCAAATAATGTCATCGAGGACATGTAATTCTCCTATAGGTCTTCATCAGGGTTAAAATTTAATTCCAACTGCACTGGCTCTTTTATTGCAACTTCTTCGACTGCGCCTGCGACTACGGCTCCCGCCACGGCTACTGCTACTGCAACTTCTACTGGCACGTCTTGCAATTCATCGTCGGGGTTGGCAGACAACGCTTTAATTATTGCCGCCAAGTCGAACCTATAAGTAAGCCCGACTTTTAAGTATGTGTCTTTAGGGATGAACCCTTGCCTGATCCACGAACGTATCGTTGACACTGACACTGTGAAGTGCTTGGCGCATTCCTCAATTGGTACAAATGGTCCTTGCGACATTATTTTCTCCTTACGGTTACTGAGTATTCACTGTCCACGTTGATCCCCGGGGGCAGCAAATCGGGGTGTTCTGCTAAAAACTGTTTTACGTTGCCTTGGTGCAGACGCTTCTCAAGCAACTCGGGTACTTGGTGTTCGATGATGAACTTACCCATCGACTCCCAATCGTTTGTCCAGTAACTCTGCTTCAGGGTACGAAAGAATACCCCTTCTGCGGTGCGGACGCTTTCGACGTTGTGTTCCTTACAATGCTCAAGCAACGCACCCTTGACCTTAGCCATCTTGTCCTTGAGTGCTTCCTCTTGCTCTTTGTATGCGCTTGCCATCTCTGCTTGCTTCTCACGCATCTTGATGTACACCTTGACTAGCTTCTCTACTGGGACTTCGTTTGTCATGATAATTCTCCTTGGTTATGACAACTACATTATAGTACTGTTTTGTTGACTAGTCTACTATTTCTTTGTAAAGGTCAACTATTTTTGTGTAAACGTCTATTTTATTATCTAATAAGTTGTATACGTGTCTTTCTATACCAGACCCTTGTAATTGAATCACCGTTGTGGGGTGTCGTTGCCCTGCTCGATGTACCCGAGCGTTAGCCTGAGCATACGTTTCAAGTGATGATGTCGGACCCCACCACACTACCGTGTCGGCAGCGGTGAGCGTAACCCCGTGTGCAGCAGCTTGTGGCTGAATGATTAGCACCCGAGGGGAGTCTGTTTCTTGGAACCGCTTGAAGATGTCAGCACGTTTGTTACCGGCTACATCCCCACTGATAACTTCGGCGGCGATCTTATCGGCATTCAACTTCTCTGACAGGATTGAGATTACATGCTTAAACGGTACAAACACCAACACCTTTTGACTTGCCTCGTCGATGACTTCTTTCAGCACTGCGTAGCGATGCTTGATGTCAAACTCAATAGTCTCACCCGTATCTGAGTACACTGCGCCGCACGATATTTGCAGGAGCTTATTCATGTTGACCGCAGCGTTGACCGTTGTGATGGCTTCCCCCGCTGCTTCGATCAGCATACGCTTCTTGAGTAGGGTGTAATACTTTTGCTGTTGCCTAGTTAGCTCCACCTCTCTTTTAATGTACGTCATGTCCGGCAAGTCAAGGCACTCGTCCTTGGTGAATCGTATCGCTGGTTGCAGCACCTCATGCACGATCTTTGCGGCATCAATCTTTGGTGCGTACTTGAACATTGTTAGCTTAACCATCACCATGTCACGAAATGTTGTGAAAAACCGTGGCACACCTTTTGGGTTAACGAGTTTTGCAATGCCGTACGCATCGAGTGGTGACTGTGCAGCGGGTGTTCCTGTCAGCATCCACAACCACGTATCAGGTGTTAGCAGGTTGTTCAATACCTTCCACCGTTTAGCCTGTGCGTTCTTATACGCGTTCGCTTCGTCCACAACGATCAGATCAAACTTGGCGTTGTAGATGTCTTGCTGCACAATCTCAACACCGTCATAGTTAATGATGACAAACTCAGCACCACCGTTAATCACAGCACGGCGCTTATTTGCATTGCCGTATGCAATGTCAACTGTGCGGTGCATCGCAAACTTGAACAAGTCGGTGCGCCATGCCGCATCCATAATAGATAACGGGCAGATCACAAGCACACGCTTGATGCGTTTTTGTTTCATCAGGAAGTCTGCCGCCCATATGACGCTCCCTGTCTTGCCTGTACCTTGTTCGTTTAAACAAAACGCTCTGCGGTTAAGTGTTAAGAATGCAGATGTCGTGCGTTGGTGATCGAACGGCTTGTGTTGCCCTGTCCATGCGTACTGCCCCAGTATCGGGCTTGGCACATTGCGGATATTTAAATTTTTTAATACCTGTACTTCGTCTAGCCCCCATTTAACAAGCACCTTACCTTCCCCTATGTCTTTACTCTTTGGTATCACCGTTGTAATGCGTTGCGGATTACGCACCGTCAATAGTAGCGACTTGTTATCAACGATTTCCAAACTGTTCTCCGATGCCGAATCGACCAAACACGGCGTGTGAATGGTCGTAAAGTCCTCGTCTCTCCAAGGGGTCACGACTTCAGTATATTTCCTGTGTCGTTCAGGCTGAGACCAGTATCACCATTGCAGTAGTAATACTGGCGGTATTGTATGCCGTGTTACCACGGAGCCATATACTAGAACCAATTCTTTACTTCTTCTTGCGTTCGCGCTTGCTAACTTCTGATACTAAGTTGCCTTTCGAGTCACGCTTAAATGACCGGTTTCTACTCGCGTCTTCTGCACGTACGCCATCTGTAATCGAGCCGCCCTTATCGACAGCCTTGACGTGTGCAGCGTCCTTGCCATCGCCCTTACGTAGCGTACCTGCTTTTACCAATGTGCTACGCGCCTTGTTGCGCTCGGCACGTTCTTTAATATGCTCGGGCTTGCCTTGGTATGTCGCATACTCTTGTTTATAGTCACGAGGCTTGGTTGCCATTTAATTACTCCTTCCGTTGTGCGGACACTCTGTCACCACGCAATGCTTTCGGCATAGTCCGCTTGGGCGTGGACTCCATACATCATTAGTGTACGCAGCTTGCATCTGAGCGTGTGCAGTTAGCCACTTCGCCCATAGCCTCGGCACGTCCGCTAGAGTGTATCGAGCTTTAACAAAATCATTACTGACAACAAATAATAACGCAGCATCAACCTGTTCCACAAGAGGGAAGTGTTTAAATAATGCCAACGCCATCAACTCCAACTGCCCACGATCTGCGTACCGCGCACTCTTGCCTGTCTTGTAGTCCACCACCTTAGCTTTGCCACTATCATGATTTACTACAACCAAGTCTGCAATGCCGCGCCACCAAACTCGCGGGTCTTTAAATGAGCAGGGTTCTAGCTGCTCGGTCAACCCCATCTCATACTCGCAGTGCTTGTCACCCTCAATAGCGTTCAGCTTATCCAGTACCGGCTTGGCAAATGCAAATGGTGCGGGTAGCGGTGTACCGTCTTTGATGTAGAACTCCGCTGCCTCATGAAACTGCGTACCATAGAGCGTTGCTTCAGTCGGCGGTTCTTCGTACTCCTTAAGAACCTTGATGTGGTAGAACTGTTTAGGACATGTTTCAAACTTCTTGATCCCGCTGTACGACCACGAGGGTGAACTCATTTGCTACTCCTGTTCAGCATGCACAACAACTGCCGCCCATTCACGTTCGTTTCGGTTTGATGGGGACTTAATCAACATACCTGTGGGGTACGCACGACCTTGCTTTTCCAAATCTGACATACGCCTAAATACTTGTGCGCGGTCAAGCCCTAGTCGCCGTGCAATACTTGTGGGTGATGCTGCACCGTGCCTACGTAGTGTAGCCAAGATAAGTGTCGCGTGATGCAACGCCAAATCCCGTGCTGCATCTGCTGCTTCGTGGCTAGTATTAGGGTCAGTATTCCTAGCCATTGGTTCCACTGCGTGTAGTTCGTTTTCGTAATTCATTGTACTCTCCATGTTTAACAATCCCCGTACGATTTACCAAAGCCTGATTCACAATCAACAGGTAGCCCCGCTGCCCAATCAGGTATCCAACGCATACATTCTTCAACGTATGCCACCGCTTCTACTGCTTGATCCTTATGCACAACACAAGCAACCGCATCATGCACAGTCAACACAACCTTGTATCGCTTGGCTATACGCAACATCTGCTCGGCGATGATGCACCGTGCGATACCCTGACACACATTCTCTACTACCTTGCCCCCGTATATACGAGTGTACCCTCGGCGTGTCTTGTAGCTATACTCAACACCCTTCGCACCTTGCTCAAAACGCAAGTCATCGTAACGCATCAACAACCCTGACGGTAACTTAATGGCGTTCTTCTCAACAGTTAATACACCGGGCCGACCTAGCTGTGACACATCACCCCTTGACATGTTAGCGATTACATTCTGAGCTTGCTGCCAGAGCATAACAATGTCTTGGTTGGTGCGTCTGTAAATGTCAATGATACGCCGCGCTTCTTCAATGTCAATCGTAAACCCAAACGTCTTAAGCTGCATCTGAAACTTGGGCGCACCCATGCCGTACCCTGCACCAAGGATGGTTGTCTTACCCACAAAGCGTTCTTCTTTAGTGATCTCGCTCTCGGGCTTGTTGTAGATAGCGGATGCCATTTTCTTGTACACGTCTTCCTTGTTAGCAAAGCCCTGTACTAAATCTTCCTGCCCTGCAAGCCACGCCAATACCCGTGCTTCAATCTGCGCTGAGTCAGCGTCGATAATAATGTGGTCTTCAGGCGCAATGATCGCCCGCTTTAATGTGTTTGCATTCACCCCACG